TAAAACACAAACCTCATAAACCATTGTCAAAAGATGTAGAGGACGAAGTTAGAGATTTATCAGATATGGCTGATATACATTTTACACCTGACTTTGACCCGGAAGATAAATGAATTCGCTAGTCAAACTATTACAATACGCTTTGTCTAGCAATAGTGGAAGCACTTTAAACTTTAAACAAGAAAGGAGTTTAAACAATTATGTTTAAATTTTTATTTAACACAAAAGGAGATGAAGATATGGCTAGAGCTAAAACTTCTAAAACGACAAAGGTAAGAAACCTTTTCGCAACAGGTAAAGATGTTTCTTGGAAAACATTAAGAAACACATTTGACCTTAAATCACCAGCTGCAATGGTTGGTAAATTAAGAAACGAAGGCATGATGATTTATGAAAATAGGTCAGCTGCTGGTGTTTCATACAGAGTTGGTACACCATCAAAAGCAATTTTGATTAACGGTATGAACGCTGTATTTGGTAAGCAAGTAGCTTACTCAGCATAATTTAAAAATCAGGAGACAGGGGCCCTTAAAGCCCCTGTTTTCATTTTAGGTTAACCAAAGGTTTTTATGACAGATAGTGAAGAAAAACAAAGAGCGCTTGACGCTACAATGGAAAACGAACATCAACCACCAAGTCCGATGGTACAGATTCCATTAAAAGAATACGACAAATTAAAAGAACAAAGAAATTATATTACAGACCCTAGTTTGATTGCTATTATAGATAAAATGGAAGAATTGACTAGAGCTTTAAGAAGACATATAGTCAGAAAGTTTTAATGCAAGGTTTATTTTTTATAGGCATACCAATATCAATAGTAGTATTATGGTTTTTACTAACAAATTTAGATAGTAACCATAGAGACGAGAATGATAAAGGACCACCAGATGACAATTGCTAAACAAGATAGAGTTGTAAGAACATTGGCAGAAGCAAATAAAGATAAAAAAATGACTCGAAAGGTAGATACCTACGAGTATGAATCATTAGAAACATGTATAAAATCAGACCAAGTACCAGCAGCCGAGATTGCAGAGATTTTTACTGATAAATCATATTACGAGTGGTACAAAAAAAGAAATTTTACATGAAAAATTTTATAGACCCTAAAAATCCAAATACAGTAGGTAAAAGTGCATGGAATTTAGGCAATCATGTACTGATAACAATGTTTGTTATGGCATTGGTATTTGTGGTCTATGTGTCGTATAAATAGATATAACTGAATTGAAGGAGAAATTATGGCTGAAATAACAAGAAATCCAAATTTAATGAATCCGGCAATGATGAAACAATCACAAAATACAGCAGGTATTGGTGAGAATGTTCAACTCATGTCAGAGATTCTAAAAAAAATCAACAACGCAAAAGACAAACCTAAAAAGATTGCAATTCTCAAAGAGAACGCAAGTGCTCCACTTAAACAAGTATTAAAAGGTGCATTTGACCCAGCAATCGTATGGGACTTACCAGTAGGCGACCCACCATTTATGAAGAATGAGGCACCAATCGGTACTGAACATGGTTTATTGAGAAATGAAGCAAAGAGACTTTGGCATTTTGTCAAAGGTGCAGACGCAGCTACAACTAAAACTCAAAAAGAAACTATGTTTATACAGATGTTAGAGGGTTTACACCAAGATGAGGCTCAAATACTATTAGGAATGAAGAATAAATCATTGAATAAGATGTATAAAGGTCTTACCGAATCTGTAGTTAAAGAGGCTTTTGGTTGGAATGACAAATTTGCACGACCGGAGTAACTGGTCATAGGTGTCGCAGCCTAAAAAGCAAGTAAAATCAACAAAAAAAACATCAAAAAAGCGTAAAAAACGCTTGACTCTAGGCGACTTTTAGTGTATTATATACCAATAAATATTAAGAAAGGATATATTATGAAAAAGTTTGTTCTAACAGTTATTATAGCCAACGCCATTTTATGGTTTGGTTTAACTGGTCTAACGAAAGTTGCAAACGCAGACGAGTATAACAAAGCTGTTGTCGCTCATGTTATTAAAGAGAACATTAGTGGTAATGGTGTTGACATGTCAGTATTAGAGGCAGAAATGGCTAAATTGGCATATCAATTTTCTTTGGAGATGACGAGTGTTTTAGAGAAATACTTGCCGTCTATTTTAGAAAGTATAGCTCAAGAGTTGAGAATGAAAGCAGATGAGAAATACAAAGAGGAAATAAGTGGCTAAAAAAAGACTAAAATCAGATGTACTTCCCGGCATACCGTTTGAGTTTGATTTCTATATGGTGTATTGGGAGGATATTCAAAGTGATTCAGGTTGGCGAACTCTGAAAGAAATTCAGAAAAGTAAACCTGCTATATGTGTATCAACTGGTTGGTTGGTAAAAGAAACCAAAGATGTACATGTATTAATGAGTGATTATAATTATGATGAACATAACGAGTTGAGTGATGGTGGTAATACTACCGTGATACCAACTAAAAATGTAATCAATAAATTTTTAATCAAAGGACTATAACACAAAAGAGAGGAAGACTATATTATGGCACAAGCGAGAAAATCAAAAGAACTAGACCACTATCTAAAAAATGTGATTAGTGGCGTCCCCAAAAAGCTAGATTACTTTATGAATGGTAATGATACGAAGATGACTTACTATACTGGTAATTGGGCAACAGATGTAATGAATAACTTTACAGAAAAACAATCTGAAAAGATATTTAAGAACATGTCAAAGTACATGGACAATCCAAGTTTAACTTTCTTCCAAAAGAAGAATAAAAACATAGAGATTGGTACTTGGTCAGAATACGGCGAGAACGAGCCTGAATCTATATCAAGTTATGATTACATCATTTTAAAGAGGGCGTAAAATGTTAGCAAAAATCAAAACAATACTCCAAACATTAATGGCTGTAACGGTCATTTTGTTTTTTGGTGGTGTGTGGTATCATGTATCAGCAGAAAAGGAAGAAACACAAGCAATCTTACTTGAAAAAGAAGTAGAGGAAGTTGTTCAAACTTTAGAAAAAATTAATATTCACAAGAGACCAAATTTTGAGAGAGAAAACAATCAAACATTTATTAATAGTGTAGGTGCTTGTGTAAATTATATTTACAATACTACAACAGATGTAATACCTGTAAACTTTGAAGTATTATTGGCTCAGGCTGCTTTAGAGAGTGGTTGGGGTAATAGTAGATTTGCATTAGAGGGTAAAAACTTATTTGGTATTCGTACATACGATTTAAGAGAGCCTCATATGTTACCGTCAAACAATCCTAAAAAATGGGGTGTAAGAGTTTACCAACATGAATGTGATAGTGTACAACATTATATTGATATACTAAATAGTGGTGGTGCTTATGATAAGTACAGAGAATTAAGAGACAATGGTGTAGAAGATTCTTTAAAGTATGTAGAGACACTTGGTGCATATGCTTCAGATAAAAATTACTTTCCAAAAGTGAAAAGTATTATTAAGAAGTTAAGAACAGAATACGATATACCTCAATTAAATTAGGACTTATATGTTGACAATTATAATAACATTTTTAAGTGCAATATCTATATCAGTTATAGCCGCTGGTTATTCTATTATAGGTTTGTCCACTTTATTTGCAGGAGCAGTAATACCCATTATCGCTATGGGTAGTGCATTAGAGGTTGGTAAATTAGTTGCCGCCTCTTGGTTGTATAATAACTGGCGCAATAAACTTGTACCAAGAGCCATAAAGGCATACTTAACATTTGCAGTTATAGTATTAATCTTTATCACATCAATGGGTATCTTTGGTTTTCTATCAAAGGCACACCTTGACCAAGTGCAACCAACATCATCTAATAATATTAAAATAGAATTACTTAATACACAAATTGACCAACAAGAAAAAATTATAGAAAGGTCAAATAAAACACTTACTCTATTAGACAAGGCATTAGAAAAATATGTTGATATGGAGTATGTAACTAGAGGTTTAAAAGAAAGAGCAAAACAAAAACCAGAAAGAGACGCATTGACACTTGCTATAAACAATGCAAGTGATGTAATTGCAAAATTAACTACAGAAAAGGCTACTCTTAAATTAGAACAAGATAAGATTGAGGCCGAAGTAGGACCAATTAAATATATTGCAGAATTAATATATGGTGACGAGGCAAAGGACCATTTTGACAAAGCTGTTAGGTGGGTAATAATAGTATTAATCTTTGTATTTGACCCATTGGCTGTATTGTTATTGATAGCGGCCAACATATCATTAAGGAGTAGAAAAGTTGCCAAAGAAGAAAACGAAACCAAAATCCAAAAAGATTACCAAAAAGAAGCTACTAACGCAAAAGCTAGAGCGAAAAGAGTCAGAGATAACAACAAAGTTTATAAAGACTTTTTTAAAAAATTAGGTAGTAGAGACCTAAAAAATAGAGATTATGAAGCATTTTTTAGAAATATGGGTGCAGAGGAAATGAAGAAACTAGGTTTGGATCCAGACGAGATTAGACTTAAATTAGACCAGATAATGGAGTGGAATGAACTTCCTACGCAGAAATCAACACCAAATAAGCGATATTTGGAGGTTGACAAAAGTAAATAAATGGTATATAATGTAGTTATGATTAGTGAGAAATTAAAAGATAGACGAATCAAAAATGCTGAAACAGCATGTAGAGATTCAAGAACAGATTGGGCTAAGGATTACTGGTACAATGTGTTCTCTAAATTGTGTAAGATGTATGGCCGTGAAGATTATTTTAGAAAGGCGATTAATTAATGAATGTATTTTATGTAGATAAACATCCAGTAAGAGCTGCTGAACAAATGTGTGATAAACACATTGTTAAAATGATTTTAGAATCGGCACAACTTCTATCAACATGTCATAGAGTTATGGACGGTACAGAATATTACGACAAGACTAAAAATGGTCGTAAGATTAAAAGGTGGAAACACCCTAATTCTAATTTAGAACCATTACTATACAAAGCTGGTTGGGTAAAACACCCTAGTACAATATGGTTGTTTGAGTCAGCATACAATTACATGTGGTTATACAAACATATGATGGCTCTTAATGAAGAATACAAGAAGAGATACAATCATACAAAAAATCATTTGACTATTGACAAACTAGGTGATGTACTTAAACATCCACCAAAGAATGCTCTGTACAATAAGATTGCTACAGACCCAAAACCTGCTATGCCTGAACATTGTAAGATACCAGGTGACGCAGTTGAAAGTTATAGAAAGTATTACATCATAGAGAAAAGAAGATTTGCTACATGGAAATCTCCTGCTAAAGTACCATTATGGTATTCTAATGGTGTTGAACAGTATCTTAATTCTGCTGACATATAGGTGAATAATGAATTTTACATCATTAAATAACGGCGTAGCTGTACAAATTGATAACTTTGATATTAGAGACATTAATCAGCAATCTGCTGAAGTTATTAAAAATGTACTTAAAGACGCTACAGTTGTTGTCTTAAAAAAACAAGATAGAACTCCTGCCACATATACTAATTTTATAAGTCATATTGGTCGTATTGCAAATTGGAATCAATTTAACTTTGACCCTATTACAGGTGAAGAAAAATACAAACCAACAGATGAAGATGGTTTTATAGAACCTAATAATTGGCCTAATCCAAACACATATCCTGTACAGAGAGTAGCACATAAAAGAATTAATGGCAAGAGAACAGGTATATTCGGAAGTGGTATTTTAGATTGGCATGCCAACTTAAACGGACCTACTAGAGCAGATGGTGTCGCATTGCAAGGTTGGACTCATTGTGAGGGTACATCTACAACATGGTTAAACACCACAAAAGTTTATGAAGATATGCCACAAGATTTAAAAGATAGATGTAATAATGTATATGCAGAATATGAATATTCGCCTGAAGTATGGGCTAAAGGTTTACCTGATAATCAACTGAATAAAATGATGACTAATAAAAGTAAATATAAAATGTGGTTGATACAAAAAAATATTATAGGCAAAACTGGTATATATTTTTACACAAATAACAGATGTAAAATAATTACAAATGATGATAAATTATACAACGATTTATATGATTTTATGTTTCAGGATAAATACATGTATCAACATATGTATGAAATAGGTGATATAGTATTGAGTGACCAGATTTTAAGTTTACATAAAAGAGACCAAAACGACCTTTCTATTTTAGCAGAAAGAGTATTACATAGAATTACTTTCAGAATTAGTAACACAGGCAAACCTACATGGTGCCAAACTTACAACAATTTTGATGTGATAAATAACAATGAACTAGGAGAAACTAAACATGCGTGAACAAATGATTGAAGCATTAAAAAAGCATGCTGAAGGCCATATTGAAAAACACAAAGTAAATGTTGAAGTGTTGTTAGAGAAAACTGCTGGTATAGCAGAGCATCCTGATACACTTGAAACTATTGAAAAAGAGTTAAAAATTATTGCCGAGTATGATGATGAATTAGAAATGCTTAATAAGTATTTTACAAAAAAAGACCCATTTAAAAGCTAATGCCAATATACACCTTTGAAAACACCAAGACCAAAAAGGTCTATGACGAAATGATGTCTATTGCAGAAAAGGAAACTTTTCTAAAGAAGAATAAACACATTAAACAGATGTTGACAACTATAAATATATCTAGTGGTGTTAGAGGTATGGGTAATATGAAAAATGACGGTGGTTGGAAAGATAATCTGTCAAGAATTGCAGACGCTCATCCAACTAGTGCATTAGCAGACCAACATAGAAAAAAGTCTATTAAAGAAGTTAGAACTCAACAAGTTATTTCTAAACACCGAAAGAGACAACAAGGTAAAAAGTAATGGCAAAAGATATACCAGATTATTTACGAGAGTATGACCTAGACCAAGATTGGGGTTTTACACCTGTCAGTAAGGCACCTGAATCTACACCAAGTGTAGATACTTCGGTAATTGAAACTAATAATGTTGAATTAGCAAAAGTCAAATCAGATGTTGGCGATATTAAGTCAATGATGAATGAGATTATGCAAATAGTGGCAGAAAAAGACAAAGTAACTGAAACACTAGAGAGTGAAGATGTTACAAAAAGATTTAAAGAGGCAGAGAAATTAATACTTCCTTTCTTATACAATCTTATGAAGAGTGACGAACCTTATATCCATTGGCCTAATAGAACACCGATTATTAAGGCACAGATTGAGAAATTTTTACAAATAACAAGAGGTAAATAAATGCAAGCAAATTATGATAAGTGCTTAGAAACAATATTACACCATGAGGGTGGTTATGTAAATCATCCAAAGGATCCAGGCGGAGAAACAAATCTTGGTGTAACTAAAAGAGTATATGTAGAACATGGTGGCCAAAAAAATATGAAAGACTTAACAGTTGAAGATGTGGCACCAATTTACAAAAAAGGTTATTGGGACAAAATGAAAGGTGATGAACTACCAAATGGTTTAGACCTTTGCGTTTTTGATTTTGGCGTTAATGCAGGACCAGGTCGTAGTGCAAAATATCTACAGACAATGATTGGTACTGTTGCAGACGGTGGTATCGGTCCTAATACATTAGCTAAATTAAGAGAATATGTTGAAGAAACAGGTTTAGCAAAAGCAATTGACAACTTCCAAGAAGCAAGACAAGAGTATTACGAGAAATTAAGTACCTTTGACACTTTTGGTAAAGGTTGGACAAGACGAGTTGACGAGACTACTCAATTAGCTAAGATGATGATTAGCTGAGAAGCGGAACCGTTTAAGTCGGGTAGAGATTATTTGAATGATTTATATGCCAAAAAAGGCATTTAAGGCTTGCCAATACGACTCTATTAGTATATAATGATGGATACAAAATGAAAAAGGAACTGATATGACAACAAAGAACTTTGTACAACTAGATGAGAGTAAGTTTCCTACAACCAAAGGTAAGAATATTGATGGTTTTAGATTCTATGCTGTTGATGACCAGCACTTTCCAAGTATTACAACCGTATTAGGTGCTATTCCAAAACCAGGTCTTGTCGCATGGCGTAAGAATGTTGGTGAAGAAGCAGCTAAATGGGAAATGAATAGAGCGGCTCGTAGAGGCTCTGCTACTCATACACTTGTAGAACAATTTTTAAAAGGTGAAACACCATCAATTCGTGATGTGTTGCCTTTAGGTATGTTTAGATTACTAAAACCTTACCTAGAACAAATAGACAATATACATGCATTAGAAAAAATAATGTATAGTAAGAAATTGACCGTTGCAGGTCAAGTTGATTGTATTGCAGAATACAATGGTAAATTGTCCGTTATTGACTTTAAGACAGCCAATAAAGAAAGAGTAGATAGTTGGAATGAAAACTATTATATTCAATGTACTGCTTATGCGATTATGTACGAAGAACTTTTTGGTACACCAATTGAGCAAATTGTTATTCTCCAAGCCGGCGAAGATGGCTCTGCTAAGGCATTCGTAAAAAACAAAGCTGATTACGAAGAAAAACTTGGCAAGGCAATTGAAGGTTTTTATAAATATTATGAAGAGAAGACAAAAGGCATAGCAAAGTCATAATGGTCTCTAAAAGGAGCAACCATGTTAAAAACATTAAAAGAAAACATGTTGTTGGCCTTTTTGCTAAGTTTTATTCTATTCACTAGTATAGCGACAGCAGACCATAAGCCAACAACAGAATACGAGGGACTAGAATGGTCTCAACTACCAGTTATTTGTGGAACTACAGACGCAGTAAACGAATATCTAACACATAACGAATTTATATTAGAGAGTTTATCAGTAGGAAAAGAAAACGCTCAAGAGTGGGGGCAACCAGTTTATATGGTATCTTACTTTGTAAATAAAGATGGCTCTCAAGCAATGTCCGTTATTACAGCACCATCAGGTTTGGAAAGTTGTATGTTGTATAGGTCTTTTGATTTAATGCTACCTGGCACACAATTATAGAATTAGTCGTTGACGACAATTATAGTAGATACGCTGGACGAGGGTGCGATTCCCTCCAGCTCCACCATAACTACATGAAGAGATTAACACAGACAATTTTCATGTAGTTTTGATGGGGCTGATACAGGATTCGACAGGTATTGAGGAAATTGTAAGAGATTAATAGGTGGCAACCTTTCATGCTAATTAAACGCAAACGATAATAACTTTGCATTAGCAGCTTAATAACTGCTTAGGGTTTTGTGGATTGTACCTCGTAACAGAATCAATCCACGCTTTACATTTTTAACAACAAGTGATATATTAATAATATGAATAGCAAAGAATTTAGTTTAATAATAGAGGGTGTTGTTAAAGACAAAAAACCAATCACCTACATGGACGCCATATTATGGTATTGTGAAGAAAATACTATAGAGGTCGAATCAGTAGGCAGATTGATTTCAAAAGCCCTAAAAGAAAAAATCCAAGTTGAAGCCTCAAAGGCTAACCTTATAAAAATACCAGAGCAAGGGACATTACCAATATAATGAATATACAATTAATAGATAAAATGGGAAGTGATTTGTCAGTTGTAAATGCAGCTCGTGTTTCTTTTGCAAAGAAGAAAGATGTTATTGACAAAGGTGATGAAAAGTTAATTAAGTACCTTGCAGACCATGACCATTGGTCGCCATTTGGCCACACTACCTTACAATTTCTAATTAAAGCACCTGTGTTTGTTGCAAGACAACTTGTAAAACATCAAGTAGGTTTAGTATGGAATGAAGTCAGTAGAAGATATGTAGATAATGACCCCGAGTTTTATATGCCATTTATATGGCGTGGTAAACCAGTTAATAAAAAACAAGGCTCTAGTAGTAAAGAAATAGAATTTGATATTTCAGAGGTGTTAGATAAATGCAAAGGAACTTATAACTATATGTTAGAAGAAGGCATTGCTCCTGAAATGGCAAGAATGATACTACCTCAAAATATGATGACAGAGTGGTATTGGACAGGTTCTTTAATGGCATTTGCTCGTGTATGCAATTTAAGAAACAAAGAAGATTCACAAGAAGAAACAAGAATGATAACTCAACAAATGGCTAGACATTTATTAGACCATTTTCCTATAAGTGCGAAAGAATTATTAGATGAAAAAATATAAAAATACAATAGATGATTTTTTTAAATGGGTCAAGGGTACAGAGTTAGTAGAATTAACTACCATTGATACGAATGAAGACCCGGTCAGACCTGAATTAGATTTGTCATTTAGAATTACACATGGTAGAAAAATATTTGGTTTAAAATATAATAATGAAATTGAAGCAATTGTTTGTGTTGCAATGTGTCCTGAAGTACCATTTACTGTAAGAGAAATGGATTATATGTCAAGAGCTGCATATCCTTATGTAGAATTTAAAGATAAAGAATCACTAACAGTTGATATAATTAATAAGCATACTCCTAAAGGCGAGATTGCAGTTGCTTATACTGTATGGTCAAGAAAAAGAGGTGCAGGTAGAGAGATAATACAAAAATTAGGTGATTGGGCAAAGAAACAAGAAGTAAAAAGATTGGTAACTCTATCACCATTGACACCAATGGCTACTCATTTTCATATTAAAAACGGTGCTAAACAGGTACATATAAATGATGAGACACAAAATTTTGAATATAAGTTATGATGTATGGTGGATTTGATGTATATAAAACATATTTGGCAGTCAAAAATCATTTTACCTCTGATTATGATTACCACAAATATTCAGGTAGGGTTACTGCTAAGTTGGACAGCTTTACAAAAAGGCCAGATAGGTACTTTTTTCATAAACTTTCTAAAAGATATCCTGAGCGAGACATACTTGATTTCTTTGTTAGTAATTTTGCTATTGATGGCAATAAGTGGGTGGGGAATATTGTAAATAATGAAGGTGCTGAAAATTTTACCAAGTATAGAAAATACAAAGACAACTTTGACTACCATTTTAGGAACGATTGTGTGGCTATTCGTAATGATTTTGACAACAAGTCTATTCTTTTTAATGATGGCTTTGATGTACATAGCGGACAACATCCTAGAATTCTACGATTACATATCCAACGGAAAATTCACATCCAGACCACCATCATACTTGACACAATATTATCGTTTAGTAAGACATGGGATAAGGAAATTAAAGAGAAAGTTGTTTGGCCGAAAATTAAACACACACTCAATAAACTCAGACCTTTTGTAATATATAATGAAACACAAGCAAAATTAATAATGAAAGAAATATTTGTAAATGACTAAAGACGAAGTGTATAGAAAGTTAGACGATAAAAT